ATATATGGAGAACCCTAAGTTTAGAAATGTAATGACTAATCATTCAAATGTTCAAGTAGGGGAAGTTGTAAAATCATATAGAGATAAAACAGGCAGACTTTGGAAAACAGAAGTGGATGATGTAGGATTCTTTGTAGTTATTAAGTTAAGAGATGATATAGAAAAAGCAAAAGAAATCAATCGTGGTATTAGAAAAGGTTCGTTAAGGTCATTTAGTATAGGTGGACAAGCAATAAACAAAGTAAAGAAAAATCATCCAAAATTAGGCGATTATAACGAAATTAGTAAATTAGAATTACATGAAGTAACAATATGTGAAAAAGGGATAAATCCAGAAGCACGATTTGATATTTTAAAACAAGACAAAAAAACAAACAAAAAAGAAGTGAACGAAATGACTAAAATTGAAAAAGCATTAGCAGAATTAGACGCACTTATGGAAGAGGTTAATACTCTTCGTAAGGAAGAATTACCAGAAGATGAAAAGATGACCCTTGATGAAGAAGAAAAGGGAATGGCTCTTGATGATGAAGAAAGCATGGAATACTCCGATGAAGAAGAAAAAGCATATGTTTCTACTTTAGATGGCGCAGGGGTTCAAATTGGAGAACCTGCTAATAGAGTAGTTATTCAAAATGGAAAGCCTGTATCTTCTGATTTGCCGGTAGTTAAGGCATTTGATAACAAAGAATTAGAGACGCTTGATTTGTCTATTCCTAACATTGAGAAGGCTTACGGTGCTTTCCGTCAAGAACAACTTGAGAAATTGGCTTATGATAACCTTCAAAAGTCTTTTGAGAACAGATTCGCTCAAGAAGTTAATGTTAAAGAGACTATTCTATCAAAGTCTCAATATGATGCACAAGCGGAAATTGCTTCTATGAAGCAAGAGTTTACACAATTGCGTAAATCTCTTACTGCTGAGAAGGATTCAATCCTTAAGGCTCAAGAAGAGTCTATTGTAACTCTCCCAAGTATGGATGAATTGGCTGAAATGAATTGGTCGGACATTCACAAAATGGTAGGAGGTCTTTAAGATGGCAGGATATATAAACACAATAGCAGATTTAGAAGCGGAAACATACGGACTTAGCGCAACTGGCGCATTTGGCAATCAATTGCTCAAAGCACAGGGAACATTAGCGGGTATTCATACAGCCCATGATGGCGCACAAGGCGCACCTAGCGGCATTAATGCTAATCTTTACAATCAACTATATGGACAGAAAGTTTGGTCTATGCTAAACCGAGAATGTAATGCTCTTTCAGTGATTGCTAAGAGGCCATATACTGCAAGTGGTTGGAGAGTTTTAAGCAACAGACCTGCCGGTGGTAGTGGTAATTTCCTTGATATTACCGCCGCATCTAACGCTACACTTGACGCTTCTCAATTAGGAGAAGACTCACTTAGAGCAGACTTTATCGGTGGTGTGCCGGAAAACGCATCATTAGATACTGTTAATGATGGATTAATGCCTCTTGCACCAACATATACTACACTTCATACAAGTCCTAAAATCATAGCACATCAATTTGCTTTCAGTGAATTGGCTATGGAAATGGCTCAAATTGACGATGGTATCGGTGATATTAGAGCGCAATTAAGAGAGGATATGGGCAAACATCACGCCGAAGTCCAAAATCAAATGCTTGTTATGCCTTTGGAGAATTATTCCCCAACAACAGCATATACTACTGTAACTACTGGTATTGATAGAGGATATACTTCTCTATACAAGGTTGTTACTTCAACTGCTGAAATTGCTGAAATGGCAGATAATAGCGGTGGAAACATGGTTGATGCGGCTACTGATGATTCAATTAGTAATATTTACGGTTCAAGTCGTGATAGTGCTTCATTCCTAGATAGTCAAATATCATTTGGTGCAGGTTATACAAGTGGAGAAGCCCGACAAATGACTTTAACTGTTCTTAACGCTATGATTCGTGATTTGAGAACTGCTGGTGGTTCACCAAAGGTTATTCTAACTGGATATGATACGCTACAAACTCTTTCTGACCTATTACAAGCACAAGAACGCTTTATGGATAGAAAAGAAATAGTGCCTACTGTTAATGGAGTAAGAGGTGTAAAGGGTCAAGAAGTCGGATTCCGAGTTTCAACCTATTACGATATACCTTTGATTCCGGTTGCGGCTATGCCTTCTACTGGTGCTAATACTTCTTGTATTAGTGATATGCTTTTCCTTGATACAGACCATTTATGGTTATCTGTTATGAAACCGACTCAATACTTTGAAGACGGTATCAGTAACGGAAATCCATTCGGTGTTGGCTCTTTAGGGAACAAGGCTCTTTACCGAACAATGGCAGAAGTCGGCTGTTCATACTTTAAAGGTCAAGGTAAAGTAACCAATCTTCTTTGAGGTGATTTAATATGGCACTAGTATATACAGTTACGCTTTTAGCAGACCATAAGGGTTATACAAAACCTAGAGCAATTGGTGATGAATATATGGTTGATGCTTTGGTTGATGTTTCTTCTATTGTTGCGGCAGGTTCAGTTATCCCTGCATCAGCATTTGGTTTAACTCAAATCACCACAGCCATGATTACAGGTCACGATAATGCAAATGGGCTACAACCCCAAATTGAATGTTCAGCAACAGGCGCATATGAATCTGTTAGTTCATTAGCACTGATGTTCACTTCTTTAGACGGAACAAACGCTACTGCGGCAAATGACGCTAATGGTGGTTCAGTCCGAATGAGAGTTTATGGAATACTTTGAGGTGATTTAATTGGCAACAATTAAATTGTCTAAACAAGGGCGGTCAATGCAGTTGAGTCTTCAAGGGCTTGTTTTAACAAAAAGACAGGCTCTTGAGGATTTACCTGCTTCATTTTGCTTTAAGTATTTAGGTGATGCTAACTTAGAAATAAGTTTTGTAGAATCAGATAGAGAAGAAATTCGTCAAGTAGAACCTGCTGGATTTAAAAGGCTATCAAAGTCATTAAATTCTACTATCACTACGCATGATGAATTGTGTGCATTATTGCTACCACCTAAGCCAAAGGCCAAGAAACCTTTACTTAAGAGCAAGAAGTCATCATTGACAGAATAATAACCAACAAGGTTAAGAGGGAGAACCCTCGTAGTCTAATTGAACGGAGAGGATGAACATGGCGGCTTGTAGAAGTAGTGGAGTATTAACAGCAAGCACCTTGATATTTACGGGTCAATGTAAATTGATTTCAATTCATGCAACATCAATCGGCGCACCTGCTTTAATTAAAGTATGGGATAATACTGCCGCTAGTGGTAAAGAAATAGCAAGAATTACTTTAGCCCCTGATGCAACAATTGAATTTGATATGCATGGTGTAATATGTTCTAATGGGCTTTATTTAGAAGAAGTTAGTGGGGCTATGGCCTGTTCAGTGGAGTTTGCATAAGGTGATTATATGCCAGCATTAAGCACAGATACTAGATTAGTAATGACAATTCTATTTGTCGGAGTTTTAAGCGGAACAAATGTTTTTGTTTACGCTAATTTTGGAGTGGATTTCCCTTATACTACTTTAGCCCATGCCACTTTATTTGGTTTAGGAACAATTGGAAGTATTATGGTTATGAAAGCCTGTTTTGATTTAGCCCTCAATGATAAAATAGAAATGTGGCTTCTTGATAGAAAAATTGAGGCTTATTGGGAAAGAAAGTCAAGAGACGAACAACAACGCAATAAAATGCGTGATAGTGCTAAACAATACAATACTACTTTTTACCAACAACCTCTTCAACAACAACAAGAAGAAGATAATAATACCATAGGGAACGAATTTTTGGCCGCACTTCAATGAGGTGGGCTAAATGGTATTAGGCGACATAATGGGTTTTTCCGATTCGGATTACGCCTATAATCAACAAAGAGCACATTCAGCAGATGTATTCTTTATTAAAATGCGCTATTGGTTTTGGGGCAGTTGTATTGCCTTATCTTCATTACTGATTGGTAATATATTAGGTGTCTTTGACATTAATATAATGGGTTGGTTAATAGATAAATTTTGGAACAGTTGGGGGCATTGATTATGTCAATAATGACAGGGTTTGCTATTCTAGTTGGTGAAGCAGTATTAGGTTTTTATAAAAAAATACACGCTATTAATTTTGGTGTGTATGGTGCTACTATGGTTGGTAAAACTACATTAAGTCAGCAGTTAAGAACAAGAGGTGAAGTGGCTCAAATTAATGATAGAACCGTTGGAATACACAGGGCTTCAAGAAAAAGCATTAAAATAGATGGAGAATCACATACTATTCGTAATGCCGATGTTGGCGGAGAGGCAGTTTATTGGAAAGACTGGGTTAAGGA